ATATTGAATATTTTTAAAGAGAGTAGAATATGAGTTATAGTTCTGCGTAAAAATATCGCTCAACATAGGAAATGTTTGCATCAATTCAGTGTACAAATTGGCATATAGTTTTGAAAAGAATTTATTGTTAGAAGCAATTTCAAAAATAGCATTACCAACTTTGTATAAATCTTCCTCACAAACATTCATTGCATTAATAATGTCCTTTATTTGAACCACATTGTCTGCATAGGTTGACTCGGATAATTTGTTCAGACAAACACGAATTTTATTAATCTCGGCATCAATTCCCTTTTTCTGAACTAACACAGAAGAGGTTTGGGTTGTTTCTTGTTTTTCCCATTCTGTATTGCTTAGTTCCTTGGTTCTTCTTTTTCGAACGGGTTGTTGGTTCTGTTTAGATTGCTGTTCTTTCTTTTGAAAAACGGGGGTTTTAATATAAGCCGGCGACCCAACCTTCATGGCAAGGTCATTGATTATATCCAATACAGTTTGGTTCATATCATACCCAAATCCATTAAATGCAATTTGTTCTATTTCTGATAAAGTATACATTTGTGTCATTGGTATAATAATACAATTTAAACATTTATATTAGTTTTATTTTAATATTGTTTTATATTTACTTAAACCGAATACATATAATAATATATTATGGCAACAACTAACATTTTTATGTCTTCGTTTTCTAAAAATCGCAATGGGAGTCGAAATGCACCACCACAAAAGAAAGAAACTATTCTTGTTTCTCCAGATGTTGCAATTACTGATACCACCGATTATTCCAAAGTTGAAATACAAAGTTGGGATGATTTTGAAATTCCCCCGGCCGTGCTAAGAGGCATTTATGCATATGGTTATGAAACTCCTAGTCCAATTCAAAAAAAAGCAATATACCCCATATTAAATGGGCGAGATGTAATAGGGCAAGCTCAATCTGGAACTGGTAAAACGGCCACCTTTTCGATTGGCGCATTAAGTAAAGTCGATATTTCTAACAAAAAAACCCAGATTATGATTCTAAGTCCAACCAGAGAGTTGAGTAAGCAAACATGCAAGGTTATCTCCACGTTGGGAAGTATGATGGAAGGTCTTGTTGTTCAAAACATAGTTGGAGGCACTTATGTAGAAGAAGATATGGCCATTTATTCTAAAAACATTCCTCACATTGTGGTGGGATGTCCCGGAAGAGCGTATGATTTGATTCGCAGAAGAGCACTTGATGCGGCAAGCCTTAAAATGATTATCATTGATGAGGCGGATGAAATGTTGTCTATTGGATTTAAGGACCAACTTTACAATATTTTTCAGAACTTTAGTCACAGCATTCAAGTGGTGCTGTTTAGTGCAACTCTTCCAGACAATATTTTTGAGATTACGAATCAATTTATGAAAACACCCGTCACTATTACAGTGAAGGCAGAACAATTAACGTTGGATGGTATTTCTCAGTATTTTGTGGCACTTGATAATGACCAGCAGAAATACGGCACATTGAAAGATTTGTATTCCTTTTTATCCGTATCCCAGTGTATTATTTACTGCAATAGTAAAGCAAGAGTGGTTGATTTACACGAGGCAATGCATGCGGATGGGTTCCCCGTATGTTGCATTCATAGTGATATGACGGCGGATGAGAGAGACGAATCCTTTAATAAATTTAAAATTGGGGAAGCTCGAGTTCTTCTATCAACTAACATAACCGCAAGAGGAATTGATATTCAACAAGTGAGTGTTGTTATTAATTTTGATGTTCCTCGGGATGTTCATACTTATTTGCACCGAATTGGACGAAGTGGTCGTTGGGGCAGAAAGGGGGTTGGATTGAACTTTATGACACGTCGAGATGTGTTTAAAATGAAAGAAATTGAGGAATATTATTCATGCCAAATCAATGAACTTCCCGGCAATTTAGAATCTATTATGCGATAGATTGAGACTTTAATTAATCTAGTTGGTATAATATGACAAGCGAATCGGAGTCTTCTTTTGAATTGCCTATTTATTATTCTACTAACAAATCCAAATTATCTGAAAACATTGTTACCGATTTAGAATTAGTGAGTACGGTGGACCTATCTTTGTCATCGATGTATTCAATTGTTCTACAACCATCTACCTCATTTGGGAAAGACATTTTACCCAAGTTTGCACAGCATTATACGACCGACATTGCCTTTTTAAAAGATACTCAATCATTCCTAACAAATTATAAGTCTCTAACAAATAACACAGAAACACATCAACTCATGCACAACGTATGGGCGGACTTAAAGAAAGAAACGGGATTTTGTGAAAAATATTTATATATTGATTGGGAGATGGGTAAATTCTTAAATACACATTCTTCTTTTCTGCAAGTGATGAGCATTTACAATATCACTTCTCCTATTATTTCATTTTGTCTTCCAATTATAATACTTATTGTTCCATTGTTTGTTATTAATGCAAAAGGGCTTTCTATTAGCACATCTGAATACATTGCCATTTTAAAACAAATCATGGAACATCATGCAATTGGTAAATTGTTTGTTGGTTTTGAAGAAACAACCTTGTCCCAGAAAGCGTATATCTTGTGTTCAACAGCTCTTTATGTGTTTTCTATTTACCAAAATGTGTTAGTTTGTTTGAGATTTTACAAGAACATCATTAAGATAAATGATACACTCAAACAATTCAAAGAATACATTTCCAATTCAATTGAAACATTTGAATCCTATTTATCACAAACAAATGAACTAACAAGTTACAGTGAATTCAATGACAGAGTCAGAAACAATTGCGACCATCTTATTAATTACAAAACACAATTAGAACATATCGGTTCTCTAGATTTTTCTTGGAAAAATATTTTCAATATTGGTGACCGAATGAAATTCTTTTATCATTTGTATGACAGCAAAGACTGCAACGAAGTAATGCAGTTTTCATTTGGAATGCACGGATATCTAGACAATATGAATGGACTGATGAATCGACTTAACAATGCCCATCTTCATATGGCAACTATTTCTTCCAAAGAAAAAACGGTATTCAAAGAAGCGTATTACCCAACCCTAATGAATGAAACTCACGTGAAAAACACATGTGACTTCTCAAAAAGCATTGTATTGTCCGGACCAAACGCATCGGGAAAAACAACTATATTAAAGACATCCATTTTAAATGTTATTTTTACTCAACAGTTTGGATGTGGGTGCTACCAAGATGCGACTTTGGCACCATTCAAATATATACATTGTTACTTAAATATTCCGGATACATCTGGAAGAGATAGTTTATTCCAAGCAGAAGCTCGTCGATGCAAGAATATTATTGATGTCATTGATTCTAATCCAGACACAACTCACTTCTGTGCTTTTGATGAATTGTATTCTGGCACAAATCCGGAAGATGCCACTGCAAGTTCTTTAGCATTTATGAATTACATTTCTGCTAATAAGAATGTATCTAGTATACTAACAACACATTACAATAAAGTGTGTCGCAAATTGGCGAAAAATAAACGTATCCAAAATTATAACATGAAAACGGTAAAAGAAGAAAACAATACTTTTTCATACACGTATCAATTAGTTAAAGGAATATCCGACATTAAGGGAGGCATTAAAGTTCTGAAAGAATTGAATTATCCGGTATCTATTACAGATAAAATTTAGTTCGTTTTATAAATAATATAAATATATCCAATCCTTATAATTATGTTATCCGAGATATTTAGCATACCCTTTCTGATTTGCTTATCAATAAGTATCTTACTCATTGGTTGCAGTTCTATTTATTTTTATCAGAGAATTACACAGCAAGACCATAAGATTGAGTCTATGGTTAGTTTAATTTCTTCTATGGCAGAGGAATTAAAAGGTGGTCAGTCTCAAGTAAAACCGGCTGTTCCAGCTCAAGTGTGTATGCCAGTTCATAGTGTTCCCATTCAAGCTAGCACATTAATCCCCGTTTCAGATGGGGAGGATACTGATAGCGACAGCGAGGATAGCGACAGTGAGGATAGCGACAGTGAAAATAGTTCTACCTACTCTGATAGCGATGATGAAAACCATATTGAAATTATGGGAAGTGTGGAAGAATTAAAAGAAATGGATGAGTTGGAAGATTTGGATGAGTTGGAGGAATTAGAGGAAGAACCAAAAGAATTGAACGAAGTTAAATCAATCCATTTAGAAGATTCTTTGTTGGATAACCTTTCTTTATTTAAAAGCATTCACATTAGTGGTTCCGAGTCTGATACACAAATGGATTCCATTACTATTGAGGAATCAACTAATTACAAGAAGATGCCAATTCAAAAACTTCGCGAAATTGCGCAAGTTCAAGGACATGGAGATGTGTCTAAATTGAAAAAGAATGAATTGCTTAAGTTATTGGGTGTCGAATAATTTTATTGTATAATAATATATTATGAATTGGGCATCTGTTTATTCGGGTTCTAATAATGTGTATTCTAACTTACCTCCAATGATGAGCGATGGCCGAAATTATTCTAATTTATTGCCAGATGAAGTGATCAACGACACTATTAAAAAAGAAGCGGGAATTACTAGTAACTGGGATTATAGGAGATATTTGCAAAAGAATGCATCTCATATAATTCGACATAATTCACAAGCCGCTATTTCTGCCACTGGACTAGTAGAAGATCCCTCAAACTATATTCCAGTTAATTTTTTTGGCAATCAAATCCCAAACAAGCCAAGTGATTTAAAATCACAGTACATGTCTCGCGAACAATTAAATGCAAGACTAATCAGCCCACCCATTAATGTTAATAATAATAAATAATTACCATACTCCGTTATATAATGGAGCTTGATATGGCATTGGGTCGCCAACCGAAATTATAGGCCCAGTAGACCCAGTTTGACCATCAAACCCTTCTTCTAATCTAGGGGATTGTGATTGAATTCTACATAACACAAGGGATACAATCAATATAAATATTATTAACACATGCATTTAATAATATTATCACAGATTTTATTTTAAGTTAATGGTTGTAACTTCGCATCCATTATTTAACAAAAAGTCAATCACTTTTTCTACTAAATCTTTTGGAACAAATATGTATTTTCCAGATTCACCCGTTGTAGGTTGAACTAACAAAGGCGATTCCTTCAAATCTTCCCGTTTTAAGGTAACCCCATCTGTTGGCGCTGTAGTAGTAGTATCGATTGTTGATGTAGTATCACTTGGTGATGTAGTATCACTTGTTGTTGTTGTAGTATCGCTTGGAGTTGTTGTTGTTGTAGTATCACTTGGATTTGTTGTTTCTTCTGTTGTAGGAGTATCACTTGTTGTTGCAACAGTAGTATCTGTTGATATTGGGGTTTCTCCATTTGTTGTTGGTTCTTCTGTTTTGGTTTCTCCATTTGTCGTTGTTTCTGTCGATATTGGGGTTTCTCCATTTGTTGTTGTTTCTGTCGATATTGGGGTTTCTCCATCTGTGGTTGTTTCTGTCGATATTGGGGTTTCTCCATCTGTGGT